TAACTGGATTACAGTCTAAGACATCATATACGTTTACAGTAACTGCCAGTAATGCAAACGGAACATCTTCAGCATCTAGCGCTTCAAATTCTATAACAGCAACAACTGTTCCAGATACTCCTGCTGCACCAACTGCACAGCAATATAGTACTGCACAAGATTATGTTTTTTGGACAGCACCAAATAATGGAGGAAGTGCGATTACAAACTATTATTGGACTTCATCAGATGGAAAGTCTGGTAATACAACAAATACATATGTTTATGTAAATCAAGAAATGGGCACTTCTCAAACATATAATGTAAGAGCAGATAATGCAAATGGATCATCAGGAACCTCTGCCTCTTCAAATAGTGTTACAACACCATTTAGTGTTTTTGGATTTTTTGGAGCATTTTATAACTTTAGTCCATTTACTCCATTTTCAGTATTCTTTTTCTCGCCAAATAATTTCAGTCTCTTCTTTGAAACAGAGATTATTACCCCTAATGGTTTAGTTAAAGCAGGAGAACTTTCTGTTGGAGACAAAGTATTTGCTTTAGATTTAGGAAACTATGAGTTAACAGATTGGTTAACAAATTGGCAAATGAATGAAATTGATTGGAATTCAAACCCAAGTATTGTTGAAACAACGGTTTCATCTATTGAGATTAGAGATCATGAAAACTTTATATTTATTGATGGAGATACTTTTACTCCAAATCATAATATTTTATCTAAAAAGAATGGAATAATTAAATTTATAAGTGCTAGTGAAATTGATACATCTTATCAAATATACTCTTATGAGCAAGCAAGTTTTGTTAATATAGAATTAGTTGAAGCAATTACAATTGCTGATGGCAAGTTAATATCAATAAACTGTGAACCATATGATAACTTTTTTACAAAAACAATGTTAGTTTATGATAAACTTGATAGTTAAAGTTTATGTTTCAAAAAAATAAAAAAATTGTTTTTACTTCTTTATTTCCTAAAATGATTGATGTATTTCCAAAACCAGAACCATCAATAAAAAATTTGCCAAATTGGTTTAAAAAACAGAATTCATATGTTGCAAATAATTCTGATGTTATAAATGGATCTCAAATGATAACCGTAAAAAAATGTACTGCATTTTTTGATGTTATATCTTCTGGTTATGTTTTAAAATGTCCATTTGATCTATATATAGATACAACTGGAAATGAACCAATTTATGATATTCCAACCACTTTAAAAGGTTTAAAATTTCCAATGATTGGAAGTCATTCAAATATTCAGATATCAGAATATCCTATAGATTTAGAAAAATATCAACCAGATTTATTAAGAATAAATATGATTTGGTTGATTCAAACACCTAAAGGTTATAGTTCTTTAATTATAGACACTCAACATTCAGATAGATTGCCAATTAAGGCTATTTCAGCAGTAATAGATACTGACACATTTTATACAGATGGTTTATTTTCATTTATAGTTGAAAAAAATTATAAGGGAATAATTAAAAAAGGCACACCATTAGTTCAAGTTATTCCAATAAAAAGAAATAGTTGGCAATCAGAAATTATTAATGATAACAATATTTTAGACAAGTTAAGATATCAAAGATATGTAATTAGAACTGTTTTTAGTAAAGGTTATAAAAAATATTTTTGGCATAGAAAAGAGTATAAGTAGAGTTTATTTACAACAAAAACTCCACCTAATGTATAACTATAGAGTTTACAAAAAATAAAAACTCTGCTACAATTAGTTATCATTTAAATTCAATTTATTAGGAGATTTTATTTATGTCAGATATTTTTTCTTTTCGTCTTTCAGATGAATTCGTTAACAAATATACAGGAATTGAGCCACCTTTTGGCTTTAAAGATGCTGGTCTTAATTCACTTGGAGAGATTACATTTATTCGTACATATTCAAGAGTAAAGGAAGATGGCAAGAAAGAAAGATGGCATGAGGTTTGTAAAAGAGTAATCGAAGGCATGTATTCAGTACAAAAGAATCATGCTAAGGAAAACAGACTGCCTTGGAATGACTATAAGGCTCAAAAGTCTGCACAAGAAGCCTTTGATCGTATGTTTAATCTTAAGTGGACTCCGCCAGGGCGAGGACTCTGGGCATTTGGAACCCCAATGACTATGGAAAAGCGTAACTCTGCTGCTCTTCAAAACTGTGCAATGGTATCTACAAGAGATATTGATAGAAATGATCCAGGAGCCTTGTTTGCTTGGGTAATGGATGCATTAATGCTTGGTGTTGGGGTAGGATTTGACACAGTTGGTCAAGATAAAGAAATGCCTATTTATGGTCCTACAGAGCCAGTTGTTATTTATGAAATTCCAGATACCCGCGAAGGTTGGGTAGAATCTGTAAGACTTCTTCTTAATTCTATGTTAAGACCAAACCAAAACATACAAGAGTTTAAGTATGATTTGATCAGACCACTAGGAGCACCAATTAAAGGCTTTGGAGGCGTTTCTAGCGGTCCACAACCACTAATTGATCTACACCAAAGGATAAGAAAAGTTATTGGCTCTAGAGTCGGTGAGACCTTAGATTCAAGAGCAATAGTTGATATTATAAACTTAATTGGAACTTGTGTTGTTTCTGGAAATGTAAGAAGATCAGCAACACTTGCCCTTGGTTCTGCTGGAGATGATGATTTTATTAATTTAAAAAATTCTGAAGTGTTTCCAGAAAGAAACTCGTTTGATTCAGAAAATCCAGGTTGGGCATGGATGAGTAATAACTCTATTGCAGCAACCGTTGGAACAAAGTATGAAGACTATGTTGATTTAATTTCTAATAATGGAGAGCCAGGATTTATTTGGTTAGATGTTGCAAGAAATTATGGTCGTCTTGCAGATCCTGCAGATGGAAAAGATTATCGTGTAATGGGCTTTAATCCATGTGCAGAACAACCATTAGAGTCGTATGAACTTTGCACACTTGTTGAGGTTCATTTAAATCGGCATACAGACAAAGAAGATTTTTTGCGTACTTTAAAGTTTGCATACCTTTATGGAAAAACAGTAACTCTTGTTCCAACACACTGGCAGATTACAAATGGAATTATGCAACGTAATCGTAGAATTGGAACATCATTGACTGGTATTGCATCCTTTGCAGATACTCACGGACTTCCAGCAACTCGTGATTGGATGGACGAAGGATATCAAACAATTCGTAAATATGATAAGCAGTATTCAGAATGGCTTTGTGTTCGTGAATCAATTCGTGTAACAACAGTTAAGCCATCAGGATCTGTATCGTTACTTTCTGGGGCATCGCCAGGAGTTCACTGGCCAGTTGGAGGAGAGTACTTTCTTCGTGCAATTAGATTTAGTGATCAAGATCCAATGATGCATTTATTTAAAGCAGCAGGGTATAAGACTGAACCAGACTTAGTTTCTGCTAATACTGTGGTTGTTTATTTTCCAGTACATTCTGGACACCCAAGATCAGAAAAAGATGTAACATTATTTGAAAAAATTGGTCTTGCTGCAACAACACAAAAGTACTGGTCTGATAATGGTGTTTCTGTAACACTATCATTTGACAAAGATTCAGAAACAAAACATGTTGCTCCAGCACTTCATATGTATGAGGGTCAACTAAAGGCTGTTTCATTCTTGCCAATGGGCAATACAGTGTACCCTCAACAACCATATCAACAAATTACACAAGAAGAATATGATAACTATGTAGGACAAATTGCAAAAATTGACTGGTCTGCAATTTATGACGGTGTAGAAAATCTCGACTCCGTTGGTGAAATGTATTGCACAACAGACTATTGTGAAATTAAAACTGGTTCCTGATATAATAGGGATAGGTAAAAAATGACTATCCCTTCTAACTTGTATGCTGAAAAAATATATGGAGAGCATCCTTTAGCAACTTGGCATTTTGATGATGATGCTTATTATGTTTCTTTTTTAACAAGTAACCGTAGAAATTTTCTTGGGGCACATGATTGGACAGCATCTGCAAATACTATAATCTATGATCCAGAAACAGATGGAGATATTGATCTAGTTTCGCCACTACCATTTGATTTTGATATTGCTGGACTTAGTTATTGTAGATTAGCAGATGCTACTAATGACGAAACAATAACATCTAGCAACTTAGTTAAATTTTCACATTTAAATCAAGAAATAGGAAATTTTGCAGTAGGATGTTGGGTATATACAACAAGCGAATATTTAACATCTATATCAATAGGATATACGTATGATGCAGGAACTCCAGTCTACAATGACTTTGTTACATCAGTTAAAGATAAATGGTTTTTTATTTCTGGAACATTTGATATTCCAGCAGGTGTTGACAATGATGATTATATAAAGATTATAGTTAAAATTAATGCAGAAAATGCAAGTATTGATGAATAGGATTAATGGATTATGAATTTTATTTTCAAGGGTTTACTATTGGACAATTATGTGAAGAATATCATGCAGAATCTTTAGGTAAAGAAGTGATAAATGCAATAGAAACTCCAGCGTCATCTGGAATATATTTGTACAATGGAGATAATATTAATTTAACACTTGACGGAGTTGTTGTTGCAGACGCATATGGGTTATCAGGCAATAATGGATATTATGTGGTTGAAAGCAACGCTTTAGTTGCAAAAGATGGAGCAATACCACTTGCCTATGGTTCTGGAAATTCAATTAAATTAATTCCTCATGAAGAGGTTATTACAACAAGAGAGTGGTCTTCAGTCAATGACGAAGATTGGCAGTATTGGGAAGACAACGGAACTTGGAATAATGTATTAAGTTTAACTGAAGAAGAACAAATTACTAATGCAAAACCTTCAATCATTTTTCCTGGATACGGATTTTTAAATGAGATAGGAAGAAATCAAGAATATACTGTAGAGTTTTGGGTAAACATTGATTCAAATGCTAAAACACCAAAAAGAATTTTTGGACCAATTAAATCTACAGATGGATTATTTGTTGATAATGGATTTTTAACATTAAAAATAGGAGCAAACTTTGTCTCTCATTATGTTGGTGAATGGTTTAGACCAATGCTTATACATATCAAATTAATTAAAGATAATGCATTTTTATTGGTTAATGGAGAACAGGTTGGTCAATTATCATTTATAACAAGTGAACTATCTTTACCACCAGAATTTTCTGAAGATGAAAGAGGTAATGACTGGTTAGCATTTTATGCTTATAAAGATAACGTAGTTGATCCGATTATCTTAGGATCATTTGCTATATTTTCATATGGCCTTTCAACACAAGTAGCAAAAATTCATTATGTTTATGGTCAAGGAGTTCCATTAAACGCAGAAATTATTGACAGTTATTATGGAGGAACACCCGTAGAGATAGATTATTCTTTTTCTAAATATAACAATAATAAGACATATCCATTAAATCTTTCATGGGATCAAGCAGACTTAGATAACCTTGTTGTGTCAGGAACAACATTAACAACTCCACAGTATTCCTTACCAACATTTAATTTAGGAACAAAAACATTTTCAGAACTACAAACTGATTGTGCAGTAATACAAGACGATGGAGAGTTATTCTTTTCTTTAAATCCAAACTCATCTTGGAATACAATACAGTCTTCTATATATTTTAATAACTTTGCTTTTATTCCATCAACAATAAATTCAATTTATGGAATTTTTGAGTTTACTGATTCAACCGAACAAACATTAATTCATTTATTTAAAGATGCAAATAATTATTTTAAGGTTAGAAGACAAAATGGCAATGCAAATATAAACTATATTTTTTGCTATAATGGCACAGAAACAACAATTGCATCTTATACAATACCAGCAGCAGAACTAGTTGCTGGAATTAATATTGATTTATTATTACAAAATACAACAATTATTGGTTTATCAGATTTCTTTTCAAGCAGATCATTATTAAAAATGTATGTAGGAAATGACCCATCTAATAAAAAGTTTACTGGAAAAATATATACATTTGGTATAGCAACAACAAAAAATTCTTTAGAGATATCTCATCATTTCAATTCAAACGGGCTTGCATCAATAAATATGTATTCATCTCTTTTGCCACATACCGCAAGTTATACACTACTACCTTTTAATGAGTATGGGTCTTATTACTTAGATATTTCAGTTGCGGGATATTGGAGAGATTATTTGCCATTAGATGCCTTGACATCACAGGTTTTTGATTTAAATAATAATCCAATTAATGATTTAGATTTTATTCAATTTAATATAGACTATCCATCGCCTTCAGACGCAGCATCAACTGAACAAACATATTGGACAAATTCTTCATTATCAAATGAATACCAAACATCAGATAGTGATATTAGGTCTTATGTTGCTTTTGACTATACAACAAGTGGAGTTGCTAAACCAGATTCAGAATATACTGATGTCTCTGCAAAACATTCTAGAATAATTGATTTAAACACGACTACATGGACAGATAAAAGATTTGAGTTAGTTGACGGGTATTTAATTTATCCAGACAAAAATGTAAGTTTTGATTTAATATCTATGATATATTTTATTAATTTTAAGATTAAAAGCGTACTTAAAAAACAAGCGTTTGTAAGAAAGTTAGAGTTTGCTGCAAGATCATTAAAATATAATCAAAATACTGTTATTGGAACAAAATATGGAACAGATATTACACCATTTAAAAAGGTTGGATTCTATAATGATTATAAAGGAAAAAATCCAATTATCATTGATAAAGAAACTCTTCCATATCTTTATTTAACTAGAAAAAGCGGAATAGAGTTGAGAAATGGAATTAATGATGCAGAAAGAGGAATCTCAATTCCAGTTTCTTCTACAAATATTTTATCGTTTTCTGCAAGTGCTATACAAATGTTTACTAGATGTGATTTATATGCATTTCCAGAAACACCAGTTAAAATTTTTGAAATAGATTATGCCAATGATATTTTATATTTTTATGTTAAAGCACACTCATCAGATGGACAAAGAGGTGTAATTTTTGCAAAACTAAAATCAACATCGTCAGAGTTTGTAGGTCTTTCTTATTATCTAAATGGCAGGGCAGTACGACAACCAGTAATCAATATCCAAGAGTGGTATGTCTTAGGTATGTCCTTTGATTCTGCATTAAGTTTTAACCAGTACAATGGTAAAATAAATCTAAAATATTTAATGATGTTTAATAATATTTCTGTTTATCAGGGTACTAATACGCAAATTCTTCAAAGATTTACATTCAATACCTGGCAAGAAATAGAAGATGGGTATAACTGGGAAGATCTAGATTCTGGAACTTGGAATAATGTTTTAATTAAATCTTCAGATGTTTTATTTATTGTTGATCCAAAGCAAGTATATAAGTCATATATTGGCACCAACAAGGTTATTGTCGATGATGAAAGTATTGAGTTTAATCTTAAGACAGATAGTTTGAGGTCATATTCGGATGTGTCTTGGCAAAACTATATTATAACTCCAGCATAATATGGTATACTGGTGGTTATGAATCAGCCTAAAAATAATAAAGTCGGTAAGTCAAAGATGAAACTTATTGAAAAGGGCTACGACTGGGGAATGTATATTTGGATAAAACCAAATGGAAAAGCATTTGGTGATGGACATGGAAATCTTCTAAATATCCCATCTCGTAAAGGCGATCTTCAAAAAATGGCTGAATTAAAAAGAGCAGCAGAATATTATGGATGCGAAGGTGGTCACGCTCAGTTTCATCCAGGTATTAAAAGAGTTAGTGAGATGGAATATACAGAGCAATTATCTAGAATGCGTGAAGGCTTGATTCCAAATATGAATGATCTTGGTGCTGTTTATGATGCACAACAAACATTAAAGGTACATGGAGAAGAGTAATGGAAGAATATGTTGTAGGAGCATCAATTAGTGATGCAGTAGAAAAAGCAGACGAGTTTAAGAAAAATGATCCATTTAATAAATCTTGGGATGAGTTAAAGGGGTTAGCAAATTTAGATCAAAATTTCAAGCGCCGTACTGTAAGAAATTTAAACAAAGTTGATACAACTCAAAACTATTTGAATAGCGCAAACTCTAGTCCTACAGGTATTGATAATGCTAAATCAAAAGCAATCAATCCAGGCGCTGTTATTAGAAATGGTTATGGACTATTTGATGTAATCACACCACCATATAACCTTTATGAATTAGCAAACTATTATGATACATCTTTTGCAAACCATGCTGCCATTGATGCAAAGGTAGAGAATGTTGTCGGTCTTGGTTATGACTTTGTAGTTGGATCACGAACAATGCTTAAACTTGAGAATGTTGAAGATGAAATAGCATTAGGACGTGCTAGAAAACGTATTGAACGTGCAAAAATTGAAATGCGTGATTGGCTAGAAAGTCTAAATGATGATGATAGTTTTACAAAAACAATGGAAAAAATCTATGTAGACATGCAGGCAACTGGTAATGGTTATATGGAAATTGGAAGAACTGTTGCTGGAGAAATTGGGTATGTTGGTCATATTCCATCAACTACAATGCGTGTTCGCAGACTAAGAGATGGATATGTTCAGATTATTGGTCCGTCAGTTATTTATTTTAGAAACTTTGGGGCAAAGAATCAAAACCCAATTACAACTGATACAAGACCAAACGAGATTATTCATTTCAAACAGTATTCTCCATTAAACACATACTATGGAATTCCAGATATTATTGCAGCACTTCCATCTTTAATTGGAGATCAACTTGCTGGTCAATACAATATTGATTATTTTGAAAACAAAGCGGTTCCAAGATATATCATTACACTTAAGGGTGCAAAACTAAGTGCTGATGCAGAAGATAAAATGTTTAGATTTTTACAAACAGGTCTAAAATCACAATCACATAGAACTTTGTTTATTCCACTTCCAGGAGATTCTGATACAAACAAAGTTGAGTTTAAGATGGAACCAATTGAAAATGGAATTCAAGAAGCATCGTTTAATGAATATAGAATAAGAAATCGTGATGATATTTTGGTTGCACACCAAGTTCCAATTTCAAAACTTGGTGGTTCTGATAGCGGATCAATTGCATCTGCTTTAGCACAAGACCGTACATTTAAAGAACAAGTCGCAAGACCAGCACAACAAGAACTTGAAAAACTTATTAACAAGGTTGTTCGTGAAAAAACTGATATTCTTGAACTCAAGTTTAATGAACTTACACTTACTGATGAAATTGCACAGTCTCAAATTCTTGAAAGATATGTAAAGACACAAGTTATGATGCCAAACGAGGCTCGTGAAAAGTTAGGTCTTCCACAACATCCAGAAGGTGATACTCCATTTGTTATGTCTCCAAGACAAGCAACAGATTCCAGAGCAAATCTTGCAGGCAATAGACAACGAGACACAGAAAGAACAAACAATAACTCTGACTCTCCTTCCACAGTTTCTGGAAGAAATCCACAAGGGGAAGGTAGGTCATCCACATAATATCAACAAAGTAATAAAAATGTTGATATAATGGATGTGATATGAGTATCATTTCTAAATCGCATTGGTCAACAGAGGGTGAAAATGTTCGCCTATCAATGCCCTTTGCTAAAGTAGACAAGGAACGTAGAATTGTATCAGGTTTTGCGACCCTTGATAATCTTGATAGACAAAACGACATTGTTCTAACTGAGGCTAGTTTAAAAGCATTTTCAAAATTTCGTGGTAATATCCGTGAAATGCATCAACCATCTGCAGTAGGCAAAATGGTTTCATTTAAAGAAGATAAGTATTTTGATCCAGACACAAAGAAGTTTTATTCTGGTGTTTTTGTTTCAGCATATGTTTCAAAAGGCGCACAAAATGCATGGGAGAAAGTATTGGATGGAACATATACAGGTTTTTCAATCGGCGGTAGAATGAACAAGTGGGACGATGGCTATGATGAAAAAGCAGACAAGCCAATTAGAATTATTAAAGAATATGATTTAGTAGAACTATCTTTAGTAGATAATCCAGCAAATCAATTTGCAAGTATTCTTTCTATTGAAAAGGTAGATGGAAAAGATGTTGTAAAAGGTGAAATTTTAGATGTTGTTGTTGAAAACGTATTTTGGGATAAGGATTCTGGTTTGGTAATGGTTTCAGAAAATGACTCTGAGATTAGTCCAACAACTGGAAAGCAAATGAAAAATATAGGTTTTGTTGAAAAGTCAGATACTGACAAGGTTGACATGATAAAGTTCTTAGTTGATAGTGCCAAAGGTATTAGTACAACTGAGATTCAAAAGGAGGTAAGTCCTATGACAGAAGATACAACAAAAGTTGTTGACAATGTTGAGGTCGCTCCAGAGGCAACAGATACCACTGTTACCAAGAGTGCTGACGAAACTGTTGCTGAAACAGTAGTAGAAAATGCAGTTGAGGCAGTTGTTGAAACTGAAGCAGCAAAGTCTGAAGAAGTAGTTGAGACTGCGGTAGAAACACCAGCAGAAGAAATTACTAAGTCAGCAGAGGCTGCAGCAGTTGAAGCAGTTGCCGAGATCAAGAATACTCTTGAAAATGCCTTTGGCGATCTAGCAGCAACCATTAAGTCCTTGAATGAGGAAACAATTAAAATGTTTCAAGGTCAAGTTGCTGAACTAAGTAAGTCTATTCAAGCCGTCTCCTCTGAAGTTAAGGGAGTTAAGGATGCTTACAATGAATTTGGAAAGAGAGTCGATGCCGTTGAGCAAGACACCGCTTTCCGCAAGTCTGGCGATCTAGGCGAGATCGTACAGGAACCAGAAATGGTTCAAAAATCCCTATGGGGCGGTCGTTTCCTCGCAACCGACCTATTCAGATAAGGTAAATTCACTAGGAGGTGAACAATATGTCGGAAGAAATTATAAAGAACCAACCAGGTAGTGGTGGCGCATCAGATTCTGGGTTATTTAACGCAGATGGTGGCTTCGCTTCTGGAGGCATTGGTGGAGTTTCCTCACCAGGCGCAGACACTTTGGGTAATATCCCAACTGCTGCTTTTGGTGTTACAACTGGACCAAATGCTGTAAATCCTTCGGGATCTGCTGCTAGTGGAATTCTACGACCTGAACAGGCACGTCAATTTATTGATTATGTCTGGGATGCTACAGTTCTCGCTAAGGATGGCCGTAGAGTCACAATGCGAGCCAACACAATGGAACTTGAAAAAGTTAACGTTGGTGAGCGTGTACTTCGCGCTGCTGCACAAGGCGATGGTGCTTACACAAACACTGGAGCCACATTTACAAAGGTAGAACTTACAACCAAGAAGATTCGTCTTGACTGGGAAGTAACTACTGAAGCACTTGAAGACAACGTTGAAGGTGCTGCTCTTGAAGACCATCTTGTTCGCTTGATGACCAATGCATTCGGTAATGATATCGAAGACTTGGCTATCAACGGAGATGGATCCACAGGAAACTTCCTTTCAATTATGGATGGTTTCCACCACATGATTACAACCAATGGAGATGCACACGATGCAGTTCTTCCTGCGGTTACATCAGATAACTGGACAACTCCAGTTATGCAAGGTATCATCAATGCAATGCCACGTAAGTATCGCGCCCTTAAGAACAATCTTAAGTTCTATGCTGGTACAGACGTGTTCCAAAGCATTGTCCGTAACAACGGTACACTTGCCGATGCTATTTCGGAGGCTTTCTCAAGCCGAATTGGTAGCACTCAAGCAAACCGTCAAGCATACCTTGATGGTCAAGGACAAACATTCGGCGGTGCCCGTACCACTCGCGTACTCGGCGTTGACGTAATGGAAGTTCCTTACTATCCAGCAGATTATGTCGACTTGACATTCCCTGCAAACCGCATCTGGGGCTTCCAGCGTGACATCACCGTTAATCGTCAGTATCAACCAAAGAAAGATACTATCGAATATACAGTATTTGTCCGTTTCGGTATCCAGATTGAAGAAGAAGATGCAATTGCCTATAAGGACATTGCTGCTTCCTAATCATTAAGGTAATTAAACTGGGCAGGGGATTCGTCCTCTGCCCTTTTTAACAATCTGTTATAATAAGATGGTAATTAAAAGGAGCAACAATGCCACCAGCAAAAAAAGCAGCAGTATCAAATCCACAAAAAGATGCGATTGATCAAACAGTCATTTACTCTGATAAAAATCTATATTTTGAAGGATATGGCCATATTGATAAGGGATTTTCTGTAATTAAAAAAGAGAATTTAGGTATATTTTTACAATCAAAAGCCGTAAGAGAGGTTACTGCCGTTGAATTAGCAAAACACTACGGCAAGGATAAATGAAACTATTAAGAATTCCTCCATACCCGCTAAGCATTTCCTATGATGTTCCAGCAGCATCTACTCTTTATACTTTGATTATTGAAGAATCAGATACACATGCTGTATTGTTAGAAGAACAGATTACATCTACCGCAGGTAAAAAACTTAATTATACATTTGAAACAGATGATTGGCATTTATATGATGACACATATGCCCTAAGAATTCAAGACTCAGACGATGATATTGTTGTAGAAGACACCCTTGACATTTCAAGACCATATGTAGATCCAAATACATTAGGAACAACAGCATCTGAAATTATTGCAAAACAGACAAATGAATTACTTGCAAGAATTATTATTGATTCAATTACTGGCGGATTTTATTATACAAGAGAAACTATTGAGCAAACTGGGCTAGGAACAGATTATGCTCCATTAAAAGTTAAAGCAAGAAAGATTTTAAAGGTTTATCAAAATAACGTACTTTGGTATGATTCATCATTAGAAACTCCAGCAATTTATGGAGTTACTTATAAATTAAGCGACAATAAAACTGCTATTGTTCAGGAAATTGAAGGTGCATATAATAGAGCAGATCAGGCTCCAATATTTATGCCAACAGCACAGTCAGATTGGTTAGGTCCAATTGGTTGGGGGACAACATTTTCTAGAGGTGCAGATTTTACATTTATTATTGAAAGCGGATACAAAGTAGTGCCATTAGATATTCAAGAAGCAACGTTAATGCTAATCAATGATATTGAGTGTGGAAAGTTAGACTATTTTAAACGATATACCTCATCATATAATACTGATCAATTTAGAATTGGTTTTGATAAGAGATTATTTGACGGCACAGGAAACTTATTA